TAGACTTGATGAAGCCTCAGCTGCTAATGGCACTATTGATGTTTGCTTACCGGCTGGTTTATAGCCAATAAGCTTCACAATTTTGTTCATGTTCTCATACAAAGTAGCTTGATCAAAGTTAACTTCAGATGCTGTATTGTTAAGATAAAATAACAATACATGATAAGAATATGCTATTATATCAATAACAGCGGCTAAATTACTACCATCAAATTTTTGATCAGTAAATTTTTCATTTTCGTTTAAACGATCGACGATGTATTCTTTTAAGCTAACTGCATCAAAAGCGACATATGCATCTTGAGGTAGATTAAATTCCAAAAATTTGTTTGTTGTTTCTTCTGAAGGCATGATTATAAGACGTAATATCCGTTACTATTTAATAATGATTTAAGTGATATTCCATACGCATTTAACGAAGGAACGTTTATTTGTAAAGTTATATAAAATTCGTGTTCATCAGGTACTGGAATTACTGTAACTTCTTCTAAGTCTATTCTAGGCTCTTGCTTAGGTAAGTTATTCAGTATATCTGCTTTTATCCTATAAGATGTAAAATTGGTTATTGGTTCAAAAATAAACCGCCTCAAGTTAATTCCAAATGTTGGGCTAAGAATTTTCTGCCCAGGGGTTGTAAGAAAAATATTTTTAATGCTATTTTTTATAGCGTCCATATCAAAAGACCCTTGAACATCCTTTAAGATTATTTGTTTATTAAGCTGCTCGTTATAATAAACAGCCGGCTCCATGTCTAATAAGAGATCTTTATACAGATACCCGTCTTC